TACTCATATTGAAGTTATGCTAAGGAAAAGAATAATTATGAATGATAATGCTGGGGAGTGGCATTCGCTCTCCCGATCCACTGCGACTAATGCCCCCATCCCAACAGATAAACCCACCCAATCTACAGTGAAATGGTCTAAGAATGGTAATAATCTACCAAATTGAGATAGATGAGATGTGTAGATGCGTATCCAATCATCTCACTTTGTCTCATTTACTCAACTCAATAGAAGAAAATAGAACAAAACGAAGCAAACGAAGCAGAACGAAGCTTGATTTCTTCCTGAGCTGTTCTATTATTGATGTATTTGTATCATTTATTCATAATAAACTAGTATGGATGAGGGGGATGGGTGTTGAAAATAACAGATGGGATGCTGCATATAAGCTGGAAGCCTTTCGAAATCCATTCAGGGTAAGACATGCCTGCTAAAATAGAACGCATTGACGAGGGATTTGAAGTGTATTATGCACTTGGAGTAAAAAGAAGTCTCAAAAAAGTGTCAGAAGGAATGGGAGTATCACTCAAGACAGCAGAAAAGTGGTCAAAAGAACACTATTGGGTAGAAAGATGCGAACTAAGAGAGTTGAAAACAAACACTCAGGTAGCAAAGATCGCAGGAGCTGACCCACTAAAAGACAAGAGTATGATAATGAAGGCAGTAAGAGGAGGGATTAAAAGTGTCATCTCAGAGGACTCACTAGGAAATCAGCGAATCCGTTTGAAGGTCAACGACGTATATCAATTTGACCGATTAGTGCGTCTATATTTGTTGCTAAGCGGAGAACCCACCGATATCAAGGCAGTAAGGCACGAAACAATAGAAATGATTGTTAATCATGTAGTATTGACCATTGGTAAGCATGTCAACGATGGTGATGTACTGGGTAAGATAGCAAGCGACCTAAGAGAAAATAACATACTGGAGGCAGTTAATGGTTAAAACAAAAGGTTTTCTCCTTTGGAATCCTCTTTCTAAAAATAAATATATATATATTACTCTAGTTAAGATTAATTAAGAAAAACAAGTTGTTTAAGAAAGAACTAATTTAATTGCAAGACAAAGATTTTTTAGATATGATGAATTTGATAAGAAAAATGAGAGACGAAATGAACTGGGACGCAATTGACCAAAATATAGCAACAATCAAATCAATTTTAAAAGACGAAGAACATAGGGAACAATGTGGCGACAACAGAATTAAATCTGATAAACCCTAGCACAGCCAATACATCTGACATATTCGGCAGAATAGCAGAGGGATTGAGCACTCGTGCTGATTTGAAGGGATATTATGAAGACCCAAGGGAGTATTTGAAACTCTTTGGGAAGCCTTGGTCAAAACAAATTGACATAATTGAATCAGTCAAGAAGAATAAAATCACACTAGTGCGTAGTAGCAACGATGTAGGCAAAACTTGGACAGCTGCAGCGATAGTGCTGTGGTTCTTAGACGTTCATCGTCCCAATGCTAAGGTTATTTCTACAGCCAAGACCTTTGATTCTGTGCGGTTTATGTTATGGACTCGTATTCGTCAAATGTATAAGTCAGTCGCACACAGGTTCAATGATGCGAATATCAATTTCACCGACTTTCAACCAGACCCACGAGGCAACCCTGACTGGTTTGCAGTAGGTTACAACCCTAGAATTGAAAGTGACGAGGCTACAGCATTTCAAGGTCACCATTCTCAAAACATTTTGTTCCTAGTAGACGAAGCTATAACAACCCACCCAGCAATATGGAAGGCAATAGAAGGTTCGTTGCTCAGTAAGGGTGCTAGATTGCTTGCTATTTACAACCCAACCACTCGGGAGGGTGAAGTTTTTAAGATGGAACAGGATAAGCGTGGTCACTTAATCACCATTAGCAATTATGACTTGTTTGAGAGTAAAGAATACCAAGAAGACCCTGACTATTTCAGCGAACTTGCCGACCCAGAGGCGGTTGAAGACCTGATAAAAACATATGGCGAGGACTCCCCTATCGTAAAAGCTAGGATTAATGGAGAATGGGCTGATGAAAGTGACGAATCAGCTGTGAGTTATAATTCAACTATTCAAGCAACTAAATTCAAACACAAGGAAGAGCCTGAATTAGAGAAAATTGTTTACAGCTGGGACGTAGCTGGGGAAGGAACGGACATGAATGTGTTGGGTAAGTTACATGGGGATGATGTTGGACTCACTTATGATGAAATAAAAAAATGGAAAGCCAAACACGATGATTCACTAGCCATCGTTCAGGAAATTATCTATGAAGATTTCAAAAAGAACCCAAAAGCGGACATTCACTTAATTGTTGATGCTATTGGGGAAGGCTCTCATGTGCCTAGCATGATGAGTAACTGGCTCAGCGACCTTACAGTCAGACCATTTAAGGCTGGAGCCAAGAGTTCACCTGTACCTGAACGACCTGAAGTGCAATTGATGAATGCAGTCAGTGAAGCATGGTATCGGTCAAGCCTTGTTATTGAGAAAAGGGTTGAACATTACCCAAATATCAGACTCAATATCAGTGAGCAAACCATACACGAACTCACAACACGCAAAAAAAATTGGTCAGTCAAAAACAAAGAGCCTCTTGTATGGTTTATTGAGCCTAAAGACCTCTACAGACAACGCAATAGAGGCAGTTCCCCTGATAGTGCTGATGCACTGGTCATGGCGATCTGGGGATACTTCAAAAGTCATGGAGTAAGGATGTTCAGTTTATGATTCTCGTTAGTATTTTCTTCATTTTTTATGTTTTTTTCGGCTTTTTTTCAATTTACTTTTGTATTGTGACGCCACATACCGAAATACAAAACTCGAGCATGCCAGTCAAAATACTTTATTGGCATGGGATATGTTTCTTAGTCGCATTTATCACAAGTGCTGTGCTAACTTTCAGTCTTATAGGTGCGCAACTAATCCTAGATAATTTTTACATGGCAAGATAGTGGGCATCTTTAACAACTTCATTGGGACTATTCACCGAGCGAATAAAATATCCTCTCCCCAATCACAGTCCCTGACCTCCTTAAACGAGAAAGATGCCCCATCCTTTGCAGGTCTAGTTCACGAACCATTCGGTGGTCCAGGAAAAGCAGAAGATGGTAATCTAGACTACCAGAAATTGTATGGGTTGAATGCACCCATTTACCGAGCTGTCAGCGTAATCGCAAATAACATTAGTATGTTGCCAGTTCGGATTATGGACGGAGAGTCAGATGTTACGGACAGTGGCGATTATCAACTGTTCAAGGCATATAATGCGAATCAAACACATTTTGATTTTTGGGAACAGACGATTGGGTTCTTAGAGCTAACAGGTGAGTGTTTCTGGCTACTAGATCGGGACAATGCAGGGAAAGTAATCTCAGCAGTCCCAGTAAGACCTGATTTAATCGAGGTCGTTCCAAGCAACCAATTTGTTGTTGACCATTATCTGTTCAACAAGTCAGGAAAGTCTGTCAGAATCGAGGCTGAAGAGATGTTTTTCCTGAAATATTACAATCCCACAAATCACATCCGTGGGCTTTCACCGATCTCCGCAGCACAATCCGATATTGTGCTAGAGTTGAATGCTGTCACTTCGTCCAAAAGTTTATTTGAACGTGGAGCCCAACCATCTGGTATAATTTCTACAGAGATGGATATGAGCCAAGGAGACTGGGATAGAACCAGAGGTTACATATCAAGAGAACACAGCGGAACTAACTCAGCTGGTAAGATTATGTTCTTAACTCATGGTCTTAAATGGCAGCAAATGCAAATGAACCAAAAAGATATGCAGTATATGGAGCAACGCCAGTGGACGAAGGATACAGTGAGTGAAGTTTATGGAATTCCGCCAGTATTTTTGATGCAGTTTAAAGAAGCAAGTGTGATAGCCAATGCTGATGTACAATACAGGCTGTTATGGGACACTTTAAAGCCAAAAATCAAACGCATTGAGCAAATAATCAGCGAAAAGTTTATACCAATGATAACAGACCGACAAGTAAGCATTGAATTCGACTTAGGTAACATCTCAGCACTTCAACCTGACATTGAAAAATTGGCTGACCGATACCGAGTTGGCTTTAATATGGGTGCTGTTAGTCCAAATGATTACAGAGAAGATGTTTTGGGGATGGATAGGGTTGAAGACGAGATGATGGATGGTCATTTTGTGGGCTCAACCATGTTGCCTATCGGTGATATTGGCATGAATTTTGACGAACCTGAGAAATCAATCAATGGCAAACTGAATAAAATTGACAAAGCAATAGATTCTTTAGAAGGAAACACAGAACTTCAAACAATCACCAAAGAATTGCAGGCTGAAAGCTATTCCCAAAAGGAATCAGAACTTACAGCAGAGGCAAAACAGATTCATCGTGGTCTATTAAGAATTCAACGCAGTGTCAGTAAGCGGTTTGAAGCTGATACGAAAAAATTATTCAAAAAACAGATGGCTGACATCGTAAGTAAGTTTGGACAAAAGTCGTTTTACAAAGCTAGTGCCATGAATGTTAGTGAT